AGGAGGAGGAGCTGTACACGTTTTCCGTTGTGCTCTGCGACAACGAGGTCGACCGGGATATGGAGCGGTTTACTATCCCCGCGCTGGAGCGGCTGGGGGAGCTCTTTTTGGGCAAGACCGGGATTTTCGACCATGCTCCACAGGCGCAGAACCAGGCGGCGCGCATCTACGACTGCCGGGTGGAGTGCCTTCCGGAGCGCGTGACCCGCGCAGGGGAGGCGTATCACCGCCTGGTGGCGCGCGCGTATCTGCCGCGCTGCCCCAAAAATGAAGAATTCATTTTGGAGCTGGAGAGCGGGATCAAAAAGGAGGTCAGCGTCGGCTGTTCGGTGGCTGAGGCGACGTGCTCCATCTGCGGGGCCGACCGCCGGAAGGAGGAATGCGGCCATGTGAAAGGGCGTTGCTACGACGGCGTTTTGTGCTGTACGATCCTGGACCATCCGACGGATGCATACGAGTGGTCGTTTGTTGCGATCCCGGCACAGCGGGAGGCGGGCGTCATCAAGAGCTTTACAGAAAAGGGGGAACGGACCATGGAGGAAGTTTGGAAAAGCCTCTCGGGAGAGGGGGATCTGGTACTGCATGCGGAGGAGCGGCAGCAGCTCGCCAAAGAAGTTGCCATTTTGCGCGAGCAGGCAGCGTGCGGCAGGCAGTACCGGGAAGCGCTTGAGAAGAGCGTGGTGCGGCTTTGTGGGATTGTGTCGCCGGAGGTGCCCCACGAGGCCATGGAGCGTGCGGCGCAGGCGATGCAGTTGGACGATCTGCAGGCCTTTGAGAAGGCGTTCCGCAAGCGTGCGGCGCAGGCGCTTCCGCTGACGCCGCAGTTGGCCCCAGCGGAACAGCGCGCTTCCACGGAAAACCGAGAATTTCAGATTTAAGGAGGAAGGATCATGGATATTTCTTTGAACGGATATGGGGAACAGGTGGCGACATTCGCCGTTTCCGGAGAGGTCAAGGTGGGAATGCCGGTGAAGATCAGCGCGAACGGCACCGTTGCACCGTGTGTGGCAAAGGATAAATTTTGCGGCGTTGTACTTTCCCTGCGCGGCGGGTATGCGGCCGTACAGATGGCGGGCTATGCAAAGCTCCCCTATACCGGCACAAAGCCGACGGTGGGATACCAGACGGTCAACGCGGATGGAACCGGCAAGGTACAGGTAGAGGCCACCGGACGGTTGCTGTTGATTACGGATGTGGATGAACCGTCCGGCACCTGCGGCCTGGTATTGGCGTAAGCCGGAGAAAGGGAGGAATGAAGAATGGCTTTTTATGAAACGCTCAAGCTCGAAAAAGGAATGTACAGCGCGCCGGGAAAAAGTTTTACCCAGGCGTTGGAGGAATTGGATCCCTCGGAAAACTACCGCGGGACGCCGCTGGAAGGTCTGGACGCATACCAGCGCCAGCTCAAACGCTTTGACATCCGCGTGAGCGGGCCGGGCTCTGACCTGGTGGAGAAATTTTTCCAGACGAGCGACTCCACGGCCCTGTTCCCGGAATATGTATCGCGCGCTGTGCGCCAGGGCATGGAGCAGGCGGACCTGCTGCCGAACCTGGTGGCGACCGTAACCAACATCGCCGGCATGGACTACCGGACCCTTTCCTCGGAACCGTCGGACGACGACAAATCTCTGAAGCCGGTGGCCGAAGGCGCGGTGCTTCCCCAGACCACCGTGACCACAAAGGACCATTTGGTCCACCTGTATAAGCGCGGAAGGATGCTGGTGGCCTCCTACGAAGCGCTGCGCTTCCAGAAGCTGGATCTGTTTACGGTTACGCTCCGCCAGATCGGCGCTTACATCGCGCGCGCACAGCTCCAGGATGCGATGAACGTGCTGGTGAACGGCGATGATGGCGACAGCACGGCGACGAACATCGGAACCGCTGGGGGTGCAGTGGACTATGCCGGGCTGGTATCCCTGTGGGCGGGCCTTGCGCCGTATCAGCTCAACACCATGCTGGCCTCGACCACGACCATGCAGCAGATTTTGGCGCTCAGCCAGATGTGCGACGCACAGGCGGGGCTGAATTTCCAGGGAACCGGCAAGATGATTACGCCCTTGGGCGCAACCCTGCTGCATGCGCCCTCTCTGACCGCGAAGGGCGTCATCGGCCTGGACAAGACCTGTGCATTGGAAATGGTGCAGGCGGGCGGGGTGACGACCGACTATGATAAGCTGATCGACCGCCAGCTGGAACGCGCCTCCATCAGCGTGATTGCGGGCTTTTCCAGAATTTTTGACGGAGCGGTTAAAACCCTCTGCTACCAGGAACAGGAATGATGGAGACACAAGCGGTTTTCGAGCAGTTTGCCCTACTGACGGGTCTCGGGGAACAGGAGGCCGGGAAATACCGGCCCCTGTGCGAGAATGCGCGGGCGCAGGTGATGGGGATCGCAAAGCCGGACATCGGGACAGCGGGCGAACTGGTGCTGTGCAGCGCGGCGGCTGCGCTGGCCTTTTACCGCTGGACGCTGCTCCGCGCGGCAGCGGGCGCGGAGAATGGGTTTGCAGTCGGAGACGTGCGGGTGACCAAACATGCGGCGGATGTGGACACGGCCCGGACGCTGTGGCGGGAGTCCGAGGCCGCCGCCGCGCCCTATCTCAACGACACCCAATTTGTATTTGAACGGATGTAGGGGGCGGGATTGTGACAAGAAAAGAATTGGTCCGCCATATCCTGAAGACCTACGGGCAGAAGGCCATGGCAAACGGGAAAGAGGCCTGGGCCGTGATCCGCCCCCTGCGCAAACAGAGCGATGAGGCGCCGCAGTGTTACCTCTATACCGGGACGCCCGATCAGAAGCTTTTGACCGGCGATCTTGTACAGGTGGGGACGGAATGGTATCGCGTGACCCGCGCGGATGTGGAGTGGTTGGAAGGCGAAAGCCTGTATGTGTGGGCCGTCCTGCGCAGGGAAGAGGAGACGGCCTTCTGCACAGAGGAGGAAGCATGAACCAGGACGATTATTTGGATTGGGCAGACCGGCTCTCGGAGGAATTGGAGCGCGATGTGCGGCGCTATCCGCAGGAACTAAAGGAGGAAGAGCCATGAGCTTGGAAGCACGCGCCATGCGGTTTGGCAAGTTTGTCTGGGGGCGGAATCCGGAGACCTTGCAGGTGGAGTACCAGCGAAATGTCAAACGGCTGACGCTCCCGCAGGTGGGGGAAGCCCTACAGGACCTCGGTTGCCAGAGGCGCGCAGTGACCGGCAAGGGGAGCTTCCTGGGGAAAGACGCCGCCGCGGAATTTGAGCGTCTGGCGGCGGCTTTCCGGGAGGGCAAAAGCCAGATCCTGTGCATCCCCGGCGCAGCGCCGTTCCGGGCCGTTTTTGCCTCCCTCCAAATGCTGGGGGAGGCGCGGCCCAACGCGGTGCGCTATAGCTTCCTGTTTTTGGAGGACGAAGAACCGGCGGAGGACGACGGAATCCTCCGCGATGAATATGCCGTCTGTGGAAAAGGGGATACGCTGTGGCATGTGGCAAACCGGTATGCCACGACGGTCGATGTGCTGCGGCAGTGTAACCCGCAGATTCAATGGCCCAACCGGTTGGCGGAGGGAACGAAGGTGAAGCTGCCATGAGGTGTGTGGGATGGACCGCCAAGGGGGAGCGGGTTCAGCTGCCAGCGCCGGTGCGCCTACGGCTGCGCAGCGACGAGGATGCGCCCGCGGACAGCTTGGAGGCGCGCTTCCCTGCCTGGGACGCTGTAGGGAACCTCTGCTGGATTCAATTGATGGACCGGGCAGGACGGGTGCTCTTTGCGGGGATCGTGGACGAACAGGTACTTTCGGAGGACGGGGACGGGATCACGGTGGAACTCTCCGCGCGAAGCCGCGCCGCCCTGCTGCTGGACAATGAAGCGCAGCCGCAGATCTATTACATGCCGTCGTTAAAACTGCTGTTTGAACGGCACGCCGCCCCGTATGGCTTTACCGGATACCTCGGGCGGGACGAGGTGTTTGGCGGGGCATTCACGGTGGAAAAGGGAATAAGCGAGTGGCAGGCGCTGGAGACCTTTTGCAAAACGTATCTGGGGGTGCGGCTTATAGCGCGGGGGGATGCGCTGGATGCATCCGGCTTGGTACAGCCGGAGCCGGTGGATGTTTCCCGCTCGCATTGGCCCCTCTCCACATGCAAAATTGTTTGGAAGGACGCCGCCCGCATTTCGGAGCTGCGCATGCGCACCGGGGATGCAGCGGATTACGACGCCATTTTGCAGGATGAGGAGGCCGTGGCCCGCGGGGTTGTGCGCAGGCGCTATTTGAGCGGTTCCGACGTGGAGCGGGCAAAGGACGTGTTGCGAAAGGCCCGCCAGAAGGCGTTCGCCGTGCAGGTGTGCGGCCCAGGAATGCTGTGCCCACCGCTGGGAAGCCCGGCGAAGGCGGACTATGGGGAAAATCTCTATGTTTCGGCATGGGAGTATCAGTTGGACAGCCGCGGGGAGATCAGCCGCGTGACACTGCGCAGAAAGGAGGAAGGCTGATGTGGCTTTCGAAAAAGATGGCGGGGGATCTCCGCCGGGAACCAACCGCGGAAGTGGCCCGGATGACGGGAAGTTCGACCGCGCAGGGGAGCGGGGAGTACAGGGATGTTGCCCTCGCCGCCCCCTGGGGAATCGCCTATATGCCCCCGGATGCGGCGCGGGCCGTGCTGGTCAACAGTACGGAGGGGATGGTCTGCGCAGGGGCTGTGGTGGAGGAAACGGCGTTGGAGCCGGGGGAACTGCTGTTGTTCTCCCAGGGGGGCGCGCGAATCTATTTGAAAAACAGCGGCGAGGTGGTTATCAATGGACAAGTCTTTGCCGCGGAGGAGGGAGAATAATGGATACAGCGCTTGCCGGCGGCGATTTTTCCCTGGGAGCCAACGGGCTGCCGCGTGGAATTTCCGGCGAAGAGGAGCTTTTGCAGCGCGCGGCGATCCGCCTGCGCGTGCCTTTGGGACGGTTTGCCTTTCAGCCTACATTAGGAAGCCGCCTGTATACCCTGCGGCCCGAAACGGAGGACAAGGACGCAAACGCCCTGGCCATGGCGCAGGAAGCGCTGCGGGAATTGCCGCAGGTGTGGGTGGAGAGTGCTGTTTGCAGCGGTACGGAACCGCTCATTGCGCGGATACAGCTCGCCTGGGAAGGCGGCGGGGCAGAGATCGAGGTGACATGTGATGGAGACATATGAAGAAATTTTGGGCCGTATGCAGGGGACCTTTGAAGAGCTCGCCGGATATCCGGCGGACGATGCATCCGACATCGGCATCCGCCTGCGGGTGCTGGCCGGGGAGGTCTATTCCCTGACGGCGGCGATGGACTGGCTGGAACAGCAATTCTTTGCGCAGACCGCGCAGGACGAACAGCTGGATCTGCGCGCACAGGAGCACGGGATTCAGCGACGGCCAGCGCAGGCAGCTGCGGGAGA